TCCTACTTAGGTTAGCTAGCATGTTATCTGTTGCGCGGTTAGCATCACCTAAGTAGGAGGCTTTCATAGCGTCCGCATAGTTGTTGCCTTGTCCACCCATCATCTGGCCATAAATCTGACTAGTTGCAGTTGGGTTGCTTAAAGACTGCTGAAGTGAATTGGATAAAGCATTAGCATTATCCATACCTTGATAAACACCACCAGCTAATTGATTCTTCCACTCCGGCATTGCTGCTGAGTTGGTTTGGTCAATGTAAGATTGCACACCTGGTGTTTGTGCATTTATTGCACTACCAGTATTACCAAACGTTCCTGCTGCTGCGTTATACATTTTAGTAAGCGCATCAGACTGCCATTGGGGTATTGTCTGATTAAAATTACTTTGGTTCTTTGCTGCACTTTGATTATAACTTCCGCCACCTGACATTTTTACTCTCCTAATTTATTGAGTGATTTACCTGTTACCACATATTTCTGTGTCATACCATGACGGTGCCATAATCTTATTATTGATTCACGACCTGAACCTTCTAAGGATGTTGCACCATTTTGTCTAAGTATATCTTCAAACTTGCTAAAATTCTTTTTGGTTATAATGCATCTACCACCAATAGCTACAACAAATGCAACTCTATCAGTTGGCCTATTAAAATATGATACAACTATTGCACCGTGTACTTTTTCATTGTCATCAGTAACAACAAGAAGTTGCCAACTACCTTGTGTTAGCATGACTTTTATTTCTGCTGTATCATAGTCACCAGCTGAATATGATAATGCTGACTCTATATAGCGTTCTACATAAGGCCAAGTCTGATTAACATAATCAGGGTGTACTGTTATTATTTTTAAACTCATCCTAGTAACGTCCATACACCAGTTGATTTATAAACCCACGCACCTTCTACTGTAATGGTTGGTGAGATAATATTTTTGAAGTAGTAGATTTTGCCAACCATAGGTTTCGTAGGTAGTGCGGTTAGCATAGGCAAGTTACCCAGTTGCAGTGACTTGTTTTCAAGTGCTGATAGCTGTCTAAACAGGTATTCAGTCAGTTGAGTATCGGTGTTAGTTGGGGGTTGTTCCATTATCTTCTCCCGTCATAGTAACTACCTTCAGGTAACTGTAAGAATGTACCCTCTGGTTGATTTGACTTCCAATACTTCATTAACTCTTCAATAGGATTTTGCTTCAAATTAAATTCAGAAGGCTTAAAGCTCCAATAAGGCGAACCCTCGGCACCACCCGTTTTCCATTCACCACCTTGCATATCTGGCGCAGAATAACTGCTTTGTGTTGAGAATGTTTGGTGGTTAGGCATCTTAAATTCATCACCAATATGCCTACCACCCTTCATGTACTCAACCATTGACTGGTATGGGGCTGGAACGCCATTCTTTTTAATATAACTATCCATGCCATAGTCAGGACTTTCTTTATTGAAGTCATCCATTTGATTAAGTGCTTTATAAGCCAAGCCTTTCATGCTGTATGGGCTTTCTTGTGTAGACTTATCCATCTGACCTAGCAGTTGTGCAATCAGTGTACTATTCATTATCTAAGCCCATTCACGACATACTGGATGTCGAGTCCTGTTAAGGTGAAAGGTAGCGTACCAGTTGAATAAATACGCCATGAGAGTAGCTTGCCTGTTGTCCTTATATCCACCTTACGCATGGTATTAGGATTAAATGAAACTGGTGCCTTCCAAGCTATTGGCCCTGCTACAAACTGTTGTGAGCCAAGCTGAATCAGTACAGGCGCTTGTGAAACGATATGTGGAAACACACTCTGTGTTGTGGTTACTACTTCTTGACCTTCCAGCGGAAAACTTAAGCGTTCAAGCAAGGTGTTTTGGGTGGTCGTAGCGTCATCTAACTCTAAAGAGATAATGGCACTATTAACATTATTAGTTGATACAATAGTGCGAGAGAAGATAGATGTTGGGTCATATGTCCAGTTCTTAGGGTTCTTATCCCAACCGCCCAGCACATTGCTCCATAGAATAGGTACTTGCAAATTAGGGCCAAACGCTAAGCCAGTGGTTGTGTTAGGAATACTCCGCATTGATACGAGATTGTCTTGGGTATTAATAACAAACGCTATGTTAGGTAGCGTATAACCAACCTGTGGAATACAAAACCAAATCTCTTCAGTGACAGGATTTGCATAAGCAAACGAGTTCACGCAATAAATCGGGTCTATATTATTGACCAACTGAGTCTGCAGTTGGTTGTGAAGTACAGACTCAAAACTGTTACCGTCTGTCTTTAGAATGTCACCGTATGACAAGAAATAATGATACCCTTTGTTTTCAACAATGCAGTTCTTAGCAAGTAGGCCATAGCTAGTGGTTAGAACATTCCTAGCCCATACAAACTCACCACCTACATAAGACAAGGAGCTAATGCCACGTTGTGAGTACAGCATGAAATTATCACGCAACGTCATGCCATCCACGAGGTCTCCCATATCACCACCAACCGAGGCAATACCAGCAATAGCTGCTAAATCTGTTTCATCCCAAGTGTAAGGCAAGCCATTAATATCAGCAGGATGTGACCAACGGTAACTAGTCGATAAGACAGTTGCAGACTGCTGTAGGTTAAGCGCAAATAGGAAGTTCTTGTGTGAACGTACCACTTTGGCACTGAGGCCATGTGCTTGCCAAGTCTGACCAGCCTTAAAATTAAGTGCTTGAAGTTTCTGTGCGGTTTGCTGTGGGGACCAGTAGTTAGGATAATCTTGGACGTTATTAACAATTGGTATGTTGCCTAACAAACACCCTGTCCATAGAAGCTCACCGCCTGTGCTAACGCCAGGATAACCGCCTGTTTTGGTAACATCAGTCCATGAGGTTCCGTTATAAACCCAAGCCGCACTCTGGCCCATAAGTAAATAAAAGTTACCGCTTTCACCCAGTACTGGCATAATAAGGCCAGCCTTGAAATTAGCTGATGGAGTCGCTAATGTATAAGACATATTAGAGGCTCTGATTTTGCCGTTTAAAAACTTATAGTTAGTACCATAGGTTAAAGTGTTGGCTGGCAAATCACAAGGCTCTAAATCAAAATTTATGTTCTGGGCACCAAGACTGTTTAGTTTTAAAACTGTCATAAAAGTTTACCTTGTTGCATTTGTGCCAACAATAAATTACTAGACTGATTAGCATTAGTCATCTCATTCCTAAATGATTCTACTGCTGCGCTTGTACTTCTCTGTTGCATAGAGTTCTCAATCATAAGCATCGGCATCCATGCCATTGCGCAACCTTTTTCATCTACCTTGTCACCTGTATTTGGATTAGTACCAGCAAGTGTTGTATACCAAGCACAACGGTGGATTGCACCATCTTTGACTTCTTCACACTTGCTACCCAGAGGACATGTTAAAACTGTTTTAATTTCCATTAGGTTTTATTACAAATCATCATGTCAACATACTGTGGCGTCCAAGATACACCAGTTGTAGTGGAGTTTGTGCCTGTAGCTGTAACGGTTGATATAACGGCATTACTTGACGCTGTTGGAACAGTAGTGCCTACAATGTAGGCGGGTGATGTACCCCCAACATAAGTAGTATCATTAGGAGCAGAACCAGTTACAGCAGATTTAGTAAATATACTGTGGGTGTGACCACTATCTGTATGTGTATGTGCAGCGCCTGTAAATGTATGTGTATGCGCTGGAATAGAGGTATTGTTCAAGATAGGTGAATCTGTACCGCCTGCGCCTCCTCCAGCAGTGGCTACAACTCTTAGCATATGATTGGCATAGGTTGTTACCTGTGTCCAGCCAGTAGGTGCTGTGGCATTAAAGAATGGCAGTCGAGTATTAGATGCAAAACCTATATTGGTAAGCCCATGCAAGGCATTTAACTCAGCCTCAGTGGTAGTGATAGCTGTCGCATAACCTAGTCCACCAACACCTGGGAACTGTGCTTGCATGACTGATTTAATCAATCGTAAATGGTCATCTCCCTGATTGACCGGATCAGAACTGGTTGGGTTTGATGTAATAAAACTTGCTATGGTTGAACCTGTTTCTAAGCCCATAAATTACCCCGAAAAAGTGGTGAGTGAAGTGCCTGACCAAGTGGACTTAGCATCGTTTAAAGTTATCTCTGACACTGCTTGCTGAAACCGTCCATCCCATAAACTTGATGCTTCAGCGTCTTTAACAAAGCTGTTAATCTCAACTAGTAACCCAAAGACATAAGCATCTGGATTAGAATCTGATAACCAGTTAGTTGTGATAGATGATGACAATGGCGGTATTGTTTGGAAGTAGTCAATCTCAAGACTATGCGTATTGTCATAGAATGGTTGTACTTGGATAGCACCTGATATAACGGTATAGCAGGGAAACTGTGTCTCACCGTTATTAACAATGTTAGCCATCTGCTCTGGGTTGACTTGTAGCAAGGTAACTCGACTTGCTGAGTTAGTGTTGTCAATGACCTTTATGGCTCGCATAACTGAGTAGTTAGTGGGCAGGGTATAGAACTCTTGCGTTGAGTCCATCACCGTCTTAACTCGACTAGACATATCTAGCGTCATTAGTGTGCGGTTGATGCGTGACTCTACAACCCTGAGAAAAGAATCAACTCGACTTGTCACCTCTGAGTCTTGCCTGTCTGCGTACCCTAAAGTTAAGTCTACAATTTGTGCATAATTCATATTAATTCCAAGTGGCGGTTGGTGGTATTTCTTCTGTCCATGACGATGTTGTATTTGGTTCGTCTACCCAAGTATTTATGGCATTTACCTCACTACCCCATGTTGATAAAGTGACCATTTCTTGGGTCCATCCTACAGGTATGGTATCTTCAATACTCCAGATACCAAAATAAAACTTTGTACTAATAGAATTGCCAGTATAGCTATAAGAGCCATTGACTGCATTTATATTTTTGGATTTTAAGATACTTACTGGTTTGCCAGTATAGTTATAGGAACCATTGCTAACTGTTAAATACTTGGACTTTAGTAGACTTGCTGTCTGGCCAGTATAGTTGTAAGAGCCGTTGTTTGCATATAGCACATATGGGCCACCCACAGAACTTAATGAGGCAAATGGTGTACTAGATAGACTACTTAAACCAAACATTATATAGCAATTCCACGCAACCAAATAAGTGCAGTTTCTATCGCCCAATTAATAAGAATAGCGCCAACATCTCCTGCCAATATTTTTAAGTCTTCGAATACAGATGCTCGTTTTTCAGCTCCTGATAGTTTTGTGTCGGTGTCAATGGTGGACACAAGGTGTCTAGCATCTGCCCATAGTTTACTACCTAGTACAAGTTTTGCTAAAGTGCTTATTGCTGTTGATTTTATATTCATTTTAAAAATCACAAGTTAGGACGGCTTTGCCACCGTCTATTAAGGTATCTGAAAAACCAATTTGCTCAACAAGTTCTGGCATTAATTGACATTTATTTACTGTGCAACTTGTCAGGAGTAGCAATACCCACAGCGCCACTAAGCGCCATGCCGAGTGCAATAATCGCTTCAGTTTGTTCACCTTTAAATGCAACAAGACCAAAAGATGTCGCCACCCATATCGCTGCTCTCCAACTTGAGGGTTCTTTTAATCGTGCTAGTAAAAATCCTTTCATAATTATACCTGTTGGTCTACTGGTAAAGTAACTTGATTTTCAGCAGCAATATTGGCTTCTATTTGAATAGATACTGCATCAGCGGCATCAATACCAGCTTGAATTTCTAATTGCTTTTCTTTCATAAGATTGTCTGCGGATTGCCAACTTGTTTCTATACCAGCAACCCATTCAGGCAATATATCAATACATTGATTTGATGCCTGAATACCATTTTCATCTTGTAAAAACTCTATCCATCCTGATACACCATTCCATTGCAGTGCATGATAACCAGAAGGTGCAAAAGACATGTCTAAGCCTGTGTACCCAACTTTATCAATATACATTGCGCCATCATCAAAAACTATTGTTATTTTAGTCATAAATTAGTGCCTAATCTTTAGTGCAAATAATAACATCACAGTATTGAACTGCAAAATTTATAGCTGTTCCTGTAAAACCATGTGTATGTGAAGTACCACCACCTGTACCATTATCAGTTGTTCCAGAGACTGTATGCGTATGGTTTGCATTAGCACCTTGAGAAGTAACGGTTGTTCCGCCAGGATAGGTATCAACTGTACCACCCACCCAAGATGATGAAGTAGGACCAGAACCAACAACTGCTGATCTTGTGAGAATACCGTGAGAATGGTCAGCAGAAACTGTTCCTGAAGTGCCTGACCATCCATGTGTATGCGCAGGTATTTGTGTTGCTGCCAAGGTTGTACCGCCTACTGTACCTGATACTGCCTGACTTGCAAAGACTGTGGAGAATGCTACTGTACCTCCTGCTGAACCGCCTGTTAAGCCATTGACAACTCTAAGAGCTTTATCATTATTAGTAGGTGACTTAGTCCAACCAGTTGGAGCAATAGATTGGTAGAATAATATAGCTGTGCCTGAGGCAAATGCAGCTTGCCAAGTAGGCGCAGCTCCAGCGTTTGATGTTAATACTTGACCTGAGGTGCCAGCAGCAGTATAAGCATTTGCTGTTCCAGTACCATACCCAATACCACCAGCTGTAGGTGTTGCTGTAGCATTTGTACCACCATTTGCAATAGGTAATACTCCAGTAACTCCAGTAGTTAATGGAAGGCCAGTTGCGTTAGTTGCAACAAAGGCTGCTGGCGTGCCTAACCCGATAGCATTACCCGAGGCATCTAACCATACACCTTTTGCGGATGGGTATGTTATAAAAACATCTTTTGTACCAGCAGTAAAGTTTACTAAAGCACCAGCATTAGATGATGCTATAGGTGTTGCAGCTCTAGCAAGGTTGTTGCCAGTTGACCAGGTGCCAATACCAACTTCCCAGTTTGTTCCGCCGCTTTGGTCGGCAATACAATAGTATGTTGTGTTACCATTGCCTACTCCTGCAAGTGACTGGTACCCTGATACAGCTCCTAGCAGTACTACTGTAATAGTACCTACTGTAGTAGTTGTTTCTTTAGCCCGATCAAGTAATACTAGTGCCATTATAGTTGCCTATTAAGTTGCTTGGAACACACCATTAGTAGCATCAAGTACTATTTGAACAGTTTCTCCAAGTGAAACAACTTGGCTTGTACCATAATCCCATGAGCCAACTGGTATATTTAAAGTTGAATTGTAAAGTATTGCATAACGATAGGTAAAACCCACACCTGTAGCAGTCCATGTTGCAGGACTTGCTAGAACTAATTTAAATAATCCAGCAGTCTGACTTGATGAAGTGGTAGTGCATGTATTACCACCAGCTGTATACCCGCCAGCAGTTGGTAAATCAGTTGTGCCAACAACAAATGTAACATCAGCAATGTTAATTGCATTAGACAGCGCAATTTTCCAAACGTCAGTGCCAGAGTTTGTGGCCTCTAGAAGTGACTCTATGCCAGCAGTATATTTTGTATAGACAGATGTAGCCATTATTTAATTCCTATTATTGTAATAACAAATCAGCTTCACACTGACGTCGTCTAACAAGCCCTGCTAATACACCTCCGCCTGCCTTATTCCACTTCTTAATTTCTGTTGCAGCAGATACCCAATTCTTTTGGCTAATTCTTAATTTTAATTTTGATCTATTATAATTCGTTATTCCTAGATTGTAAACAAAATCTGCAATAGCTGCCTGTTTGTTAATATCTTCAAGTATTAATATAGGACTTGCCTTAATAACTTCATCTATAACATCTATACAAGTGTCTAGTAAATTATCATCAGCTTCTTGTTGAGTCCATTTCATACCTTGTTTAATTCCTTTTGTTTGGCCATAGCCTATTGTCCATATACCTGCAGGACATTTATAAGACTCTAATTTACAACCTTCAAATTCTTTTATAAGTCTAGTAAGTATTTCAACTGTAGTCATTAATTTTTACTCGTAAAAATATATGCTAGAAAAGCAAATATAGCACTAACACTAAAAACTACACCACCAAAGAATCCTTTATTTGAGTGCGCATTTTTTTGTAATTCATCTAAGGCTGCAAAAATTCGGTCTGAACGTCTACGCGCATCTTCTCTATCACAATGTATATCTTTAACCAGTCCGTCTAATCTTTCTTCTACTTTTGCTACTCTACAATTAAGGTCTGGCATAGATGTGTCCATTATGCGGTAAGGGTAATATTGATAACAGTACCGCGATTGACATTGGTATAAACTGCTGTACTTTGCACTGTTACAGGGCCAGTTGTTAGTGTTACTGTTCCCAATACTAAACCAGCCGATTGTAAGGCATTGGTGGCTTGTGCGAGTGTTAACCCAATGAGCTGTGGTGTGACTATCTTTGGCTTAGGAATTGTCTTAGTTTCAAGAATTCCGCCGTCTGGATTTGAATATCCCATAATCACGTTGGGTGCGCAATTTAATGATGTAAACCTGGCCATTAGTGTTTACCTTGTATTAGGCACATCTTGCCATCTGATGATTGCAAGAATCTATGCATTTCTTGCCCTGCAATTTGACTATCTGGGCAATTCAAATCATAGCCATCTCTAATTGCTTTTTCAAACATAATTAGTGGTATTGTTGCTACCATTCTTCCAAAAGACTCTCCACTCTGTGCGCCTAGATCATGAAGTGCACCAGGGTTTTTTCGAAGTTCAGCGTTACGTTCAAGTATCAGCTTTTCAGTAGGTTGACTAGTTTTGTGAGTAATAGTATTTGTATGTTCCTGATAGTGCATTTCACTTTTAATAACGCTGTCCATCTTTATACCTTTTGCACGTAATTAAAAAGTGCTTCTGCTTCTGCGGCAGTTGCAGTACCTATTTCACCTGGAGCAATTGGTCCACTTTCAAAAATAATTGTTTCTTCAAAAATGTTTTTAATTTTGATGTTAGAAACATGGTTATTAACAATGTCTTTACCATTAATACTTACTGTATCTTTTGGTTCTTTATCTAATACTTTTGCTTCAGCCATTTTAATTCCTCGTAAAGATGGCCCACCGGTTAAGATGGGCTGTCAGATTATGCAGTTACAGCAGATGCAATAATAATATCACCAATAATTGCGTGAGATTTTTCAGTATTACAAATCAATGACCAATCAACTGACATTTGACGATTTTCAGCCAAACCAGTTTTAGCAAGTTCTTCTGTTCTATAGCCTTTCAAGTAAGTCATAGCTAAGTAAGAAGGGTCAAGGATAAATACGTCAGCAGACGTACCTGCAGCTGAGTAAACACCAGTTGTAGAACCCGCAGTACCAACATAAGGAATTTGTAAACGGTTAGGAACCATTTTCAAAGTACCAAAGTCAGTTACAAATACATTAACAGAGCCCATTGCAGTAGCTTGAGAGGCAGATTTGCCTAGGTCAGACATCAGAGTTGCTACTCTGGCAGATGAAGTAAATAGATACTCGCTGAACTTACGAATGGTGCCAGGCACAGACATCATGATTGATGGATCGCCACCTTGTGTATAGACAGACTGAACCGCGTCACGAACCAAAGTTTCAGTTAATGCACGAGCAGTACCATAAGTACGTAATGCAGTTACACCTGATGATTGGAACCCACCAACTGCGCCAGTTGTGCCGGCAGAGAAGTTAGTAGTCAACCAAGATGGTAGACCGCCTACTTTACCAGCAACAGCACCAGTATCAGCAAATGAGGCTTGGTTAGTCAATACAATCGCTTCAACGTCACGTCTTAACTCTTGCTGTCTACGCATCATTTGATATGACAATTCTTTTGTACGACCAATTACATCAGAAGCATCAGCCCTGAAAGAAGTACGAACAACTTTAGTAGAGATTTGGTGATGGTTACCTACTCTCAAACCAAGAACAGTGTTGTTACCTGACGCATCAGAGCCGTCAATAACCGCATTGGTTAAGTTAGGAACTGCCAAAGCATCAGTAGTCCATTCTTTGTATGGGTTCTTTGAAGTTTCAGTACCGATAGCATCAGTAAATGGTAAAGGGATTTTAGAAATATCCCAAATTTGGTTCATTACATCTTCACGGATTAAACCGCCACGGACAGCACCTTTAAGTGTTGCTGCGTCTAAATTAGCTGTAGTCATTTTTTGATACCCTTAAATTAATTATATAAACCGCTTAGCAATTCTGCTACAGCGTCTGTTTCAGCATTACGTTTTTGATACCCTTGTGAAGACTTTGCAGTCTTTGTAAGTTTATCAAGTTTAGTAAGTGCCTTTGTTGTCTTACCTGTACTTTTTTGATACTTAGGAACTTGCACATCAAGTTTTGTTTTCGCAGTCTTAACACTAGACCTGTACTTCATAGCATCTTTAATTACTTCAAGTACTCTAGCATCTTGTATGTTTGAAAACTCTTCTTGTGTAAACCCATAAGCATCTGCTGCAAAATCAGTCATTTCTGATAGAGCCTTTCTAAATACTTCAGGTTTTGCCCATGAAGGATTTTTTTCTAAAACTCTATCTGCTTGACTTTTAACATACTCTTGCTGCATTGCTTGTTGCTCTGCAGTCATTTGTTGAGTTACACCATTCTGTTCTTGACCTATAGCATTAGTTATCTGATCAATTTCAGATTGTCTAAAATTAAAATCTTGAACAGCAGCTGCATATTCACCTGGATTTTCAACTCTTAATCTATTCCAATCAAGTTTTGTATATTCAGATAGCAAATTAGATTTTAGATGTCCTACTAAAGCATTTGCAGTTTCAATTTTTTTAGAATATTCACTAGCAACAGCAGTTTTAATTTCATCAAATTCTTTTCGCTGATCTGCTAAAAGTTTAGATTTATTAGTATTGCTTTTATTGCTTTGATATCCTGCTATTAAGTCTTTGACTCCAACAGTAGTTGTTTTGCCATCAACTTTTACGTTAATGCCTGATAAATTACCATCTTCATCTAATACTACATTTTTTTCATCTATACCTAGTGTTTTAGCCCAGGTAACGTCTTCATCAGATTCATCCGAGTCATCATCTTCAGTTTCATCTGTTTCTTCACCTTCTGGTTCATCACCCTCTTGTGTAGAATCATCTGGTTGGGTATCATCCTCCTCAGATTCTTCAATAGGTTTCTTTTTTGTTGCAGCTGGCTTTTCTGGCTCACCTGATAATAGGTTAGCAATTTGGTCAACCATATTTACGCTTCCAACTTCACTCGAAAGTTCAGCCGTTGAAGTAGTATTTTGGTCATCATTCATATTTTATCTCACTCTTCACTAAGTTGTTTAAATGCAAGTTTTCCTGTTTCTATATCTCTAAGTACAATTTCTTCTAAAACTTTTATTGCAGTTATTTGATGTCTAATAGCTAAAATATCATTAGCAGTAAGATCATTTGCATATAATTGTTTACCAACATTGCTTTGAAAAATATCAAAATAATTCTTTAGATATATATCATAAGCTTGTTGAGCTCTGTTGCCTATATTTACTTCTTCGTGTAATATATAGTCTATATCTTTATTCGCCATTTTCTTTTTGGTCCTCGTCCATCATTTCTTCATTAATTTTAAAATTAGCATTTTGCTCTGTGTTAGAAGTTGCTTCAATCTCAGTTAATTTAATAGCTGTTTGCATAGATAACTGATCATACTTAAACCTTAACTCTGAGATTTCTTTATTGCTTTTTTCTACTAGTTTTGCTTGCTCTATTTGGGCTAATAATTGAGCTATCTTAGACTCAAAATCATGCTTATCTAATTCTCTTTGGTGCTTAGACAATTCTAATTGGGCTTTAACTTGTACATTTGCTTGTTGTGCTTCAGCAGTAGTAGTAGCAGCTTGTGCCAATTGAGCTTGAAGTTGAAATTGTTTAAGTTGCTCTTCTTGTTGCTGTTGTTGTTGTTGTTGAGAACCTTGTGATGCTTGTTGTTGGGCTTGCTGACCTTCCTGTGAAGATGGATCAATAAAATATTTACTAGCACCATTAAGTCCTGAGAACTTACAGAAGTCATCAAGTGTAGTATATATTTTAGCCGGATTTGTTAATGCTTGACCAGGTGTTGCAATTATTTGAGCTTGTATTTGCTGTATCTGCTGAATAGCAGCTAATTTAGCTCTAACATCCCCAGTACCTGTTCCTACACGTACTGAACTCTTTGTACGTTTTGGCCATTCTGATGGATTAACTTTAACCCATTGACCACGATATTGAAAATCTTGTATTGTATCAACATGCTGTGTTACTATGTCACGAATCTTATTGCATAGTGGTTTAATACCAGTTTCACATATGACACGAATAATTAATCCAATTAATTCTTCTTTAGCAGTCATCATTCTCTCAACACCTTGAGAGCCTACTCTATCACCTATATTCTCTGGTGAAGCAGTACCATCAGCAGATACTCCTATACGTCCTGCCTTAACTTCATCAAGATACTGCATCATACTAAAAGCTGCATCACCAATTTGTGGTGTAGCTAGTGGTTGTATTGCATCTAATCGTTTAGCTCTAATGAGGCCACCAGGACGAGAGACAAGAAGGTCATCAAGATTAACTTGACCTTCAAGAATAACATTTCGTTGATTATTTTGTAAGTACATATTATCCATAATGTTTCGGATAATTGCTGTTTTATTGTCTTGAATTTGTTTAAGTCTATCATATACTGACAATCCTTGAAACTTGTGTGACATCAGAATAGCAGTTGTGGCAATCCAAGGACTGCTATCAATAGATTCAATACTAAGTATTTTTGTAGGAGGTTCTACACCTGCTACAGTTATTTTCATAAGTTCTGCTATCCCTGAACCATCCATGTCAAGTTTCATATAACATTCACCAATTTCAACTAATTTATTGGCATCATCTTGTGAAAGTGTTGATGGTATAAGAGTTGGTTCGTTTTGATAGTTAAAACGATAAGATGAACGTATTAAGTCAGATGATGCAATATCTTCAATTTCAGATTGTTTGAATCCTTCTTCACGTAAGTCTGATAATGATTTGTTAACTATTTGAGCCGTAAATCTAGCATTTGATAAGTCAATAGAATTATGTTGTGAATTGACTCTAAATTCTTCAGGTGCTACACCATCAATTTTTACTTTACCATCTCTGTTAGTAACAGAGAGTTTGGCATCATATATTACTTGTGGTTGCCCTTGCTCATCAATATATTGATTAGGAGTTAATTGTTTTATCTCTGTATTTTTATCTGCTACAATTATATGCAACTGATCTTCTGTCAATCCAGTATAGTTATATACTTTTGTTTCTATTGACTCTTCATAGTATACTTTAAGCATACCATTACGTTGCATAAGTGCATCTTTTACAAATTGATGGATTAGTACAAACCCATCATTTTGTTTCATTAGAACATCATATACATACTCTGATTCTATACTAGCTTGTAATTCGTCTGCTTCACTAATTGGGTCAAATACTACTACTTCATTGTTCTGAGTAAATGACTTCATTATTTGTGGCATTATCCACTCAATAGCGTCAGCTATATCTGTAGATACTATTGATGAACGACCTTCTTGTTCTGTGCCATTTGGTAGACCAAGATAGTACAGAAGTGGGTCTTTCAGCATTGCTGGACTTGAAGTAGTAATATTAGCATTACTAAGTTCATTTGCTATAATAGCAAGAATGTCGCTCTCAGATAGTTTTGCCATAATTATGCGAAAGTATTATTAAAACCATCTATCCATGCTTGGTAAGCTGGAACTCCGACAGAAAATGGATTAGTGCCGACAAGTTGACCTGTTTGAGCTGCTCTTCTGCCATCGCCCCATGCATCATTTAAATGAACTGAATTTTTGTATAATTTACCGGCCATTAGCATGCTCCTCTTTTCTTGCCAGGCATTGGCATAGGTGGTTTCTTTGGTTGTGTTTTTGCTTTAGCCATTTTATTGCCTCTAATTTTAAGTTTAATAAGTTGTTTTACCAACTCTCTTTTTTTCATGAAAGGTCTTTCTGGTTTATTCAATATTTCATATTGGTAATTATAAAACATTATATAACACCTAGATTAGAAAGTGTATAATCAATAGGTTTGGAATCAAACCCACCAATGACTCTACTTCCACCTACTGCTCCTAAAAATAAATACTGACAAGCATCAGCAACATGAGAATATCTGCCTTTATCAGGTTTGTCCATAAAACGTGCTTCACCAGATACTTGCATACGTTTATATTTATAACCGCCTGCTAGTGCTTTTCTTAGAGTAACTGCTTTGCCAGTTATCAAGAAAGCAGTATTACCAGCAAAATCCAATCTTTGCATATAATCAGCTACTGCTTCACGTCTTATTGTAAAATCATTTGTATATGTTGGATATGCTTCAATACCTTGATTGTGTAAGATCATAAATGGTGTAGACTCATCAGTTTGAGCTCTTTGTTCACCAGCAGGATCAGCATATATCTCAACATTTAAAAATTTAGAATATGTTGTATTAAGTTTTTCTCTTAACAACTTACCAAATGACATAGCACCCATATCAAATGTGCACAACTCGTCAAATATTATCATTCTACCGCTTGCTGTAAGCTGACCAAATACAGCAGCTGGAGTTAATCCAAAATCTATACCAATATATAATGGTAATTTTGGATCAGCAAAATATGGTTCTTGTGATGAATGAACATCATCTTTATATTCAGGGAATACTGGTTTGCCATCAGCTATGAATCCATAATTACCATGAACATACACGTTAATCCACTCCTGATCTTTACCACCTTGCATATTAGTATAATAATTTGGTGGTAGGTTGCTTATATTTTCAGCCTTTCCGCTTGTTCCGCTTGGTTGCTTTGCAAGAAAATGATTATCTGGTAAACTCTCTTCAAAAAGTTTATACCACCAATGATCATTATCTGGAGGATTGGTATCCATTATAATACCAAACCAAGTAGCTCCACCATCTCTCATGTTAGGATAACGACCTACACGACCTTGCAACATATCTATAATCTGCTTTGGTATTTCTCTTGCCTCATTTACCCAAGAACCAGTCAACTCAAGTGATAATAACTTTTTTACATCATTTGGTCTATCTAATGCTCTAAATAAAAATTCTGCCTGTACTGTGGTTCCATCTGGCAATTTTTGTATATGAGTAAATTTTAGATTCATAGCAGAAAACACTCCAGTAGATACTGGTATCCAATCATGGAATGTCTGCATTGTTGTATCCAATAACTCTCTATATGTATTCCTTATAATTGCCCATCTTGTTCTCCTAATTCCATCAGGAGAAGGTTTTTGTTCATATGCTTTAATCATAAGATCAACAACACAAGCAACTGATTTGCCACTACCAATTGGCCCCATCAATGCTCTAACAAATTTATTACTCTTGTGAAAACTTCTACAAGTCGGTGATGCTTTATAAACTATATCCATTAATCCATTACCACTGTAAATGAGAAATTCTTGTTAGCCATGTTTAACTCAGAATCATCTACATTTAATGGAAACTTATCTGCAAAATGTTTAAGATATATTACCGCTGCTTGAGTACCGCCTGACCTATTGGTCATATTCTGGAATAATCTATCACAAGCAATTTTCTTTGCTTTTGTTCTACCACGTTTAAATGAAATATAGAACCATCTTAAATCATATTTTGCAGTTGTTATATCATCAATATCAAAACTATCATCCTCTGATTTCATCTTTTCCGCTGTATGCAAATCATCCATTGTAAGTGCATAATAATCTAAAACTTCTGCCTCTGATAACCCAATGGCCAATTCTTCAACTTCTGCTAACATATGCAAATCGAAAAACACAAGAGAATCCTCATCACAATTCTCATAGATTCCTTTGTAACCATTGTATTTCTTGTTAGATTCTGTTCCTGTCTTTGGCAATGCCATAATGTTATATAACCTAAGTTGTTGTTTTAATTAATAATTATCCTTAGATGTTTTAAAGGGTAAATATTTTTAATTGCTTATAAGTCTACTATATAATAGCTTGGAAGTAAAGGATTATTTATAGTGGTGAAGAAAAAAAAAAAAAAAAAAAAAAAAAAAATTTTCAGGAGGACAGTCACGTGACACTGAACCCTCTGAACCCCCTGGCCATGTGTAGAAATGCTAGGTGGCCGCTGAGGCAGGTGGAATGTCCAGGCAAATCAATAAGTTACAACAGCATTATAATATATAAGATGGCCAGATGTTGGTACATATGAGGTTGCTGGGCAGATATTGCTTATGATGCCCACAGCACCTGAGAATAGTATATCATCTATATAGGAGTATGCTGGGTGAAACTATTTTAACTTAATTAAAATAAAACCTTTACTTCTGAATTAATACAAGTATGATACTATTCAAGCCAGAGACTTCTGGTGGTAAACTAAAACAAGGCAACTAAAATGAACACACAAACTAAAACTAAAGTAAATGGCAACCCAGAAGCCCACGCTGAAGCTGCTGATAAAGCAAATGCTAAGCGTGCTGAGCGTAAAGCAAGGATGGCTCAAGAAGAGCGTGAGCAAGCCAGAGCGGATGAGAATGTTAAACACCGTGAGCAAGCCAGAGCTGAACGTGCCAAAGCTGAAGCTGAAGCTGAGGCAAAAAAGAATGAGGCTGGTACTATCAAGGCTGAAGACAAAGCTGAGCTGATAGACTTAGTGAACCAACCTAGAACCAAAGCTGAGATCAAAGGTTGGTTGCTCTTCAAAGGTTATACTGCTAAGGTTGCTATGGCTATACTAGCTGAGTATATGCCAAAGGCTGAGAAGTCTGAGCGTGCTAAGTCACTAAGAGACCATCTGTGGGCTCATTGCTCAACTTCAATTATGACTGATGCAGATTTTGACTCACTGATGTCAACTGGTACACCTAATGAAGTTAAACATCGCACAGTCTTTAACAATGAACGTATGATGTTCAATAAGATTCACCTGTCATATAAATAACTAAGTTAACCAAGGCCAAGGATGGCCAACCTATTTGGAGACACCAATGAAAGATGAACGTATATATGATGTTGAGACTGCTCATGCTATTGCTGTATCATGGAACTATTATTATGATGAGCCTAGAATGGATGAAGATGAAAGTGAACTATATGATGGTGACTACACAGGTTGTGAGTCATACTACTGGAGTATGTCATCATGAAAGATTATAAAAATTTGCCCACCAAATCTCAGCGTGCTAGTTACCTGTTTACTGAGATAGTCATGGCAGGAGTTGCTGTCATATTATTCTCAACTGTAGTATGTCTATATATGTGGAGGTTTTGATGAATACCTTATATGCTCATGGAGCTTATGGACGTGAACCTGTAAAGGCTGACTGGGCTAATGGTCTGGACTTTAAAATTGGTGGTGGTCCATACTTCTCAATCACTGATGTAGATAGACTTAAGGCTGATGGGTATTATCGCATCAGATTTTATAAACTAAGCAATCATTTTGTATTTGAGGTTATGCTATAGAATATTTGTTTTAAGCCTCGATAATTTAAAAGCTATACGTTTGTATAGCTTTTTTTTTATCTAGGCTCTAGTATATCTTAAATTAGCTCTATTCTATATTTTCTCGGTATATATCCGAGTCTAGGATCAAACCGATAGACTCATCTAGTCTTACCCAAACCTTGCCACCTTTTACCACACTCCCACGATATATTAACAATTGGTCAACTAGACTATCATCTGTCCACAAACCGCTCTTGGTAATGCTATCTAAGAGTGGCTTCATATAATTGTCTATATCTCGCTTGCGATTGTCTGGTGGATACAGTATCACAGTCATTGATACCTGCAGGTCAATAGTCATTGGACCAACACAATCCATTATTGACTTAATAGTATCTGCTGTATATGCATTACCAGCCTTGCCTATAAACACTCCATTCCTAGTTTTGGTATAATAACTGTTTATTGTAGGTGGAAATTTGGTGTAGAACTCTATTCTGTTCATAATCAGCCTTTTATTTGTACAGCGGTAATAAGGGAATTATAAGGGAATTTTTTTCCCTATGCTAAGGGTCTGTTTTATTAGTCTTTTTTTTATATATAGAGTAAATATATATATAAATAAAAGATGAAATTTTCGGAATAAGAATAAGTCTTATTTAGATTTATTGGAGGCTCACACCGGTTTTTTCCCTTAGAAAAAAATCATCGAAATTCCACTTTTTTCCCTTATATTTCAGATACTTATAAAGGGAATTTATTTTCCCTTCACTTTCCCTCGTTTCCCTTAGAGGGAAAATCAATGATATTTAATACACTATTTAAACTTAAAATTATCCTTATAACTATCTAATATCCATTGCTGTATCTTAAAACAATCTAGTGGGTCATAGGAGCGTGTTTTACCTTTATATGGCTTATTGGTAGCGGTATATGCTTCTTTGATTGTTATATAGCCCATATTGAGCATATATTGTAATATATTATCTAGTCCATCAATTGGACTTCTAATAGTCTTTTGAAATACTAGCTTTTTGCTTTTCCTAAGTGATCTGGTAAACAGCTTATAAGGTATAAGTTGGTGTTCAATCTCTTGTGGACTTCTGGACATTGCAAAATCAGTAAAACCTCCAGACAATATTTTATATATGAATGGCACTATTACTTCATAAGTAACATCTTCAAATGCATTAGAGAAGTCTGAACCGCTGAATACCTGCTCTATGCCAGCCAATTCGTATGCAGTGATACGTTTAGCCCATTCCCACTCAGAACCACCTATAAGCAGTCTATCATCCTTGTGAAAATTTGATTTGTTAATGACAGTGGCAATAGCGGCAAACTTCATAGTTTTCATATGCATTCTTGAAGCCATTACACCCTTTGTAGTACCATCATTATTATTTTCTACATCAGTACAGAATTTGCTATGAGCTCTTTTTTCATTCATATCCTCAAAACCAAACTGCCAGACTTTACCAACACAATTATCTTCGCTTTGTATGCTAGCGCATTTAACCACCAACTTTCTGAGAATGGACATTAAATCATCATCAATAAATTCTCTGACATTCTCATTTTCATATGGTTTCTTACCAATAATTCTAAATACACTCTGCCTAGGCAATAAGCCATTATCTAATGAATTTGAATCTTTAAGAGCATCCAATAATGTCTCAGGTGTAGCTTCATTAATAATAGACAATGCAGGATTCCTAATAGCAGGGATTCCATCTTCTTTTCTACTATATGCTTCACTTGAACTAATATCTCTTTCACCACTTGTACCATACAAACCTAGAAGTACTCTAGTTAAACCAGATTGATCACCAGCACTAGATTGCATTAATATACCTGCTTCTGTAAATATACATACCTGTGACCTAGCAGATACCAAACTATCAATCAAACCCTTTGGTCCAGTGAATCGACTATTCCCAATAAATGAACTACCTTGACCAATATCATTCAACTCTAACAATATCCTTCTTATTATCTTACCAATTGAATCTTTTCCTTTACCAGTCCCCATTAACAAAGTCAAATAAACATTTAATCCAGTTCTACTAACATTAAATTTTCTACCAGCAATACCAGCCACCAAACCTACAGCAGTGACAATAGCTACTTCCCTATATTGGTAGGTTTGCATTTCATAAATGTTTTGACAAAGTCTACCAAACAACCCAGGAGGCCAAGGAATGCCATCTGCATCGCTAGAAACACTATCACTATGATTTGTTTTAAAATCATTAATATTAATGTTATTACTACCATTACTATCCACAAGTTCATCACGACACCTGACAATAGCCCCATCGACCATTCTTTCAATATCTTCATAATATTTTTGCCATTGTTCATCTCTTTTAATCTCAGGACAGTTTTTCATAAATGATTGGATAGAGACAATTGCATTTCTCTTTTTCAATCCATCTTTGACAACACCCCAACCATATTCCCTTATTGTATCCCATAATCCACTACCAGACTTCCATTCAATGACTTTATTAACCATATCATCTAATGAGCGGTAATCACTCTTTTCTTTATCTGTATTATCATTGGCAGAATTATCACCCTCATTCTCTATTTCCTTAAATACAACATCTAAACTATTTCCTTCATAATAACTGTGGAATTCAGCTTTATCAATAAGTTCAGAGCCACCAAAAAACCATATCCTGACAGGAGAATGATTTTCACTAGCATAAGCTATATTTGTATGTTCAATATTTAATCTATCTACTATATCTTTTGTTGTAGCGTGTAAGTATTTAATTGGACATCCATCATAACATTCAATAACAGCACGCCATTTATTCTTTCCACCAATTCCATTTGACCAACTTGTATATACAAAATGATTTATGCCCAATTGTAATAGTGAATTGTGAACCCAATTTGCACTTATCAATCCATTATCATCATTAGGCTCATCACCATCAATAATAATCATTCCATATTTAGCAGTACTAAGTAAATCATTTTTAGTTCGTTTGCTACGATTATCAACCCAATTCCAATCTCCAGTAGCAACAAAATAAGGTTGTGCTAATTTATTCTTTATTATACCACTTTTACAAGCAGATTCTATGTAATTACCAAAATCACTAAACTGTTCACACTCATTTAGTTCAATCCATTCACTTTTTGCATTTTTACCAATGCCAATTTTTAACATATTATAACATCCTCCACAGGTTAAACCCATATTAATATGAATATAGGGTCTTATATCCTACTATATATAGGGTAAGGAGTCTAATAATTTATTTATATTTAGGTCTTTACTTTATAATTAACTATAAGTATAATTAAGCCGTATCAAACTCTACTATTTAGACACTTTAAAACTAAACAACAAAAGGAAAAATAATGGATATTCACAATACATCTGATTTAACAGAATTGTATGATTTACAAATGCAATTAAAAAGAATTAAAAAACAAGAGATGGACTTAAGAGTTGCATGTGCTATCAAATATTTCAATGATACTGCTATTGGAACAAGCAAATTAAACTTTGATAAGTTTGATGTTAAATATGTTAATAGAGTTAATACCAGATTAGAAGAAGATGCATTAATTGATGCTTGGGATGATTTATCTGATTGGGAAAAAGCATGTATCAAGATGAAGCCAACTTTAATCAATTCTGTGTATAATAAAACACCAAAACAATATTTAGATCATTTAGACAATTTTATAGTAGTAAGTCCTGGTGCTCCATCTATTGAATTTTCTTTTCCAAAATTAGAGGATTAACATGACTACTTTCTCAACAACAAATGTAGTAGTAGCTGGAATTGATATGGAAGTTGATTTTAATTATACACCAGCAATAGGAGGTATGTATGATGGACCATGGGGAGATTCACACCCTGATGAACCTGAAGAAATTGATATCATAGCAGTTCGTTGTCCATTAGCACCAATTAAAGGTGTTGAGCAATGGGTTGATCTTGCTGGGGATTTACGTGATGAAACACTAGATTCAATAATGGAACAAATCAGTGAAGGATATAATGCAGAACGTTGGGATGCACAATTCAACCACTTTGCCTAATAGTGATGCTCTGAAATTAGGCACATTCAAATGTGGTGTAACAGCCACATTCTTTTTATTTTGGAATAATTATGGCAATTAAATTAACATCAACTCATAAACAATCAGAGTATGTAAAAATACTTGTTTTTGGGGATTCAGGAACTGGCAAAACTAAACTTATTGGCACAGCTCCAAAACCTTTAATAATATCAACTGAAAGTGGACTGCTATCACTAGCAGATATTGATATTCCAGTTATAACTGCGAAATCACTTGAAGATATTTATGAAATTTATGAATATATAAATTCACCTGATGGAAGTGAATATGAAACAATATGTTTAGACTCTATAACTGACCTAGCAGAAAGCATGTTAACTAATAATAAGGCTGGTACCAAAGATGGTAGAGCAGCTTATGGAAAGTTAAATGATGATATTGCAGATGTTATAAGAGCGTTTAGAGATATTGAAAATAAACATGTATATATGACTGCTAAGCAGGCACGTATTGAAGATTATAATACTGGTATATGTAAGTACAAACCTATGTTACCAGGAAGAACATTGACTCAACAAATCTGTTATTGGTTTGATGAAGTTTTGTGTCTTAGAATAGGTGAAGATGATGATGGTGAACAATTCCGCTATCTACAATCCCAACCTAGTATTACCCATGAGGCAAAAGATAGATCAGGAAAACTAGATGATCCTGAATTACCTGATTTGGCTCACATTTTCAACAAAGTTACACTAAAATCTAACAAAACAAAGGAAAATTAATTATGGCTATGTTACCAAAATCATTCAATGACGCAGATATTTCAGATGATATCATTCCAGCAGGACAATATTTAGCTGAAATTACCAAATCAGAGATGAAAGATACAAAAAGCGGTACTGGAAAATATCTTTCAGTTGGTTTTAAGTTACTAGATGGTCCAGGTAAAGGTTCAATGGTTTATACAAATTTAAATCTTGTTAATGATAATGATGTAGCAGTTCAAATTGCTAATCAAACATTAGCAAAAATTTGTGCTGCTGTTGGTAAGGACTATAAGAAAATCACTGATAGTTCTGAATTACATGCAATTCCATTATCTATCAAATTAACTGTACGTCCTCCAGATGATGCATTCCCTGGAAATGAAATAAAAGGATATAAGTCAGCTGGTTCTAAAACACCATCTGATGGAATTAAAAAGAACCCATTTAAATAATAATAGTGGGTGGTTTAAAAGCCACCCATTTTTTGAGATATTTGTGAAAAAATTAATAGTCAGATTGCTGCAGAAAAAGGATGGTTGTGATGTTTGAATGGATAAAATACATACTATTTCATAATAAATGGAATAAATCAACTAAATATTGCCCAAGATGTGGAAATAAACACCTTGGTGAAATGAGGTCATTAAATTTAAAATTTTGTCCAAAGTGTAAACATTGGTTTGATTGGAAATTAGATAAAAATCAAAAGGGGTTATTATGATAAGTAAAGAAAGAGAATTGCTAAAAAAAGCATTAGAATTAATTGATCATGCCTATGAAGGAAATATATCTCTATCATTATGCAATGAGATCAAAGAACTACTAGACAAACCTGAGCAAGCTACGCTAAAACTCAGAGAATCATCAGCAACAAAAACTTTTAACAATGTTGTAAATAAGGTATTAGCTTTTAAACCTGTGGCTTGGAAAGGTAAAACTTATGGAAATCTGCATCATGTTGATTATGGCAATTCAATCCCACTATACACATCACCACCAACCCGTGAGCCTTTGAGTGATGAAGAGATAGAAGCCATATGGGGGCAAGATAGTCTTGGCACTACAGCCGAGTTTGTAAGAGCAATAGAAAAAGCACACGGTATTGGAGTAGGTGATGAGTAACATAACACTACGCGATCACTTTGCAGGTCTTGCTATGCAAAATTATGTTGTTAAATGCACATGGCACAGAGAAGAGATATGCAAAGAAGCCTATAAATGGGCAGATGCAATGATAGCAGAGCGTGAAGAGCTTAAAAATATAATGATGAGTGAAACGACATATATTGGTGAGACGCAGTGGATGCAAGTGCCTGAGCCTTTAAGTGATGACACTATCTGCGAGATATTATTAAAGAAAGAATGGAAAGGTTTTGTTGAGTTAGTTCGGATGATAGAGAAAGCACACGGTATAAGGAGCTTTGATGAGTAAAGGTAGCAGTAGAAGACCAACAGACCATAAAAAGTATTCTGATAACTGGGATAAAATTTTTAACAAAAATAAAAAGGATAAAAAAGATGAAAAAAATAGCAATAATTAGTCTTTTACTATTATCATTTAATGTATATGCTGGATATGATGATGAATTATTAACACCAGAAGATCAAGAAGAATTAAATGATATTATCAACAATGAAAGGATTAATATAATAGTACAGAATCAGCGTACAAATCAATATTATGAAGAACAATTACAACAAGAACAAAGATTATATAACCAACAACAATTAAACAACTATCAAAATAGGTTGTTACAATATGATATTCTTGATTCGTTAAATAGGAGATAGCAAATGCCACTTAATTTAAAATATACCAAAATTGGAACTATCAGGAATGGTCATGGAATAGGATCAGATGAATATCTTCTTATTACAGATGATGATGTTATAACAGATATGGATTTTGAAGAATATGAAGAATATTTAACTGAACAGCATTGTTATCAAAGTGGAGTATTTTGTTGTGAAGGAATTACACTATTTAGGAAAGGTGATTCTGATTGTGAACTAATATTAATTGTGCACCATGATGTGTTATGCTAACAAAGATAGAAAGCAATATTTTATAGAATACAACATAAAAAGAAAAAAAATAAGACAAGATGCAAAATCTTTTACACTTCATTTGCCTGGAAAAAGAGAATCAAGTGATGTGTGGAACATACAAAGAAAAAAAAGTAATTTTCAATATAATGAAATATATATTAATTTCATGAGACAATCATTACCAAAGGATAAAAATGTCAATACTACCAGAAAAATCAATATCGGAAAAAATACTATCTGAATTAACTCATACAAAAATATCAGAACATCGTGCACATATAGGATATTCTTCTGCTGGTGAAGAGTGTAAAAGAAAATTCTGGTATGATCTGCATTGGGCATATGATAGAATTGTTGATGACAGATTGCAAAGAATATTTGATACTGGTTTTATTGGTGAAGATTTTATGGAGTGTTCACTATTAAATGCTGGATATTCAATACACTCTAAACAATTAGAAATTATAGGTTGTCACGGTCATGTATTGGGACACATTGATGGAATTATAACTATAGATAATATTGATTATTTAATTGAATTTAAAACAATGAATGATTCAAATTTTACCAAACTTAAAAAGGAGGGTTGTAGAAAAAGTAAAAGAGGGTACTACTATCAGATGCAGGCATATATGGGGAAATTAAGTTTATCTAACGGTCTTTTAATGGTCTATAATAAGAATACCTCAGAGTATTATTTAGAAGTTATTAAGGCTAATAAATTTATATTTGAAGAAATTGAAAGCATGATGTTTGATGTTTTGACATCTGAATTCATTCCTGATAGAATTGGGGAGAAAACTTGGTTTGCATGCAAGTTTTGTAGTGCTAAAAGTATATGTCAAGATAAAAAACCAATAGCAATTAATTGCAGAACTTGTAATAATGCAGATATTGAAAATGATGGTAAGTGGTCTTGTTCTTTAAAGTCTGAATTAATAAATACAGAACAACAAAGATTAGGTTGTAAACATTGGATAATAAAGGAATCATTAAAATGAAATTTATACCACGTTGGTATCAGCAAGAAGCACATGATACTGTGATTGACTTTATGTCTAAGAATCCAGGGAAACATCCGCTTATTGCTATGCCAACAGGTTCAGGAAAATCATTAGTAATTTGTATGCTAATTGATTATGTTAGAAAAAATTGGGATGCAAAAACATTAGTATTGTGTCATACTGCTGAAATATTACTACAAGACAAAAAAGCAATTGAAAGATTCTCAAGAGAAGAAGTGGGTTTGTATTCAGCATCATGTAAATCTAAAACAATAAAAGATATTACAGTAGCAGGAATACAATCAGTTTATAAAAAACCTGAATTATTTAAACAGTTTGATTTAATTATTATTGATGAGTGTCATCTTATAAGTAAAAAAGATGATAGTATGTATAATACATTTTTCAAAAAAGTTGGTAAAATATATTGTGGATTAACTGCTACTCCATTTAGATTAGGAGATGGTTATATTTATGGGCAAGATGGGTGTCTATTTGATACTTTAGTTTATGATTTAACATCAATGGACAATTTTAATAGATTAATACAAGAAGGTCATTTGTGTAAATTAAAAACATTGCAGACAACATTAGAGTTTGATACTGAAATGTTACACACTAGATTAGGAGATTTTATTGAAAAGGAAATGTCATCAATTTACGATACAGAGGAAATTACAAATGCAGCAATTAAAGAAGTCATCAAAGTGGGCTCTAATTATAATAAGTGGCTTATATTTGCTATTGATATCAATCATGCTGAACATATAGCTGAAAAACTTATACAAAGTGGAATACCAACTGGATTAATTCATAGTAAAATGGAATTTTGTAGAGAGAAAACATTAAACCTTCATAGAGATGGAACATATACTGCTTTGGTAAATGTTAATGTTTTAACTACTGGTTATGATGATGAGGAAATAGATTTAATTGTTATATTAAGACCAACTGAATCTCCAGTATTCCACATACAAACAGTAGGTAGAGGCTTAAGGATAAGTGATAGAAAAGATCACTGTTTGATATTAGATTTTGCAGGAAACACAAAAAGACTTGGACCAGTAAATGATGTACATATTAAAAATAAAGCAAATAAAGTGGAAGGAGGTGGAGAAGCAGTAACTAAGACTTGTCCAGAGTGTGATGTTATATTGCACCCTAGTGTTAAAATATGTGATAGTTGTGGATACATATTTAAATTTGTAACAAAGTTGACAACATATTCTGAAGGAGATGAAATAATAGCAGAAAGACAAAGATGGTATAATGTGTCCAACATTTTTTATCACCTACAACATAAACCAAATATACCAGATAGCATTAAAGTTTCATATGAATGTGGAATGAAAATATTTACTGAATTATGGTGTTTGGACTATAAAGGATATGCAAGACAACGTGCAATAGCAATTATGAAAAGACGTTATGATATTACAACAGAAGATGTACATTCATCAGCAGATGCTATGGGGATAGTGCATTTGCTTATTATGCCTATTAAAATATTAGTTGATACAACAAAAAAATATCCTCAAATTTTAAAATATAAATTTGAAGATAATTAGTATCTTTTTATTTTTATATAGGTTATAATTAAACCATACTATTTTAAAAGCGTTAGAGCCTCGCTGTTAAGGCTCAATTACTAGGAAATTAAAATGTCAAAAGAAGAAACTGTAGTTGAAGAAACATCTGTAGCTGATGCTGCTATCAAACAAGCATTTGTATCTGCAATGAATGATGGTAAAGAACCTGATTCAATTAAAATTGAAATGATTGGAGCTGGTGCTTCATTTAAAAATGTAAATAAATTATTTAATGCATTCATGGTTGAAGATGGTCATGTTGTATCAAAAGAAGAAAAAGATTCAATTTTAAGTGAATTGTTAGATGGTTTAGATTTGACTGATTCTGATACATTTGAATCTGCTATTGTTGAATTAGCACAACGTTTACAAGTAAGTGAACTTTCATCTGTAGCTAGTATTAGACAGTGGGCTAAAAAGAATGATTTGCCTTTCTATAAAAAAGCAAAAGCTGAATCAAAAGGTGAACGTTCAAGCATAACATCTGATATCTTTAATTGGATTAGTGAAAATCCATCTGCTACTGAAGATCAATTAGTTGAATTCTTAAAAGAAATTGGTACTGATAATACAATGAAGCACGCTTCATTATATAAAGGTATTTTAGGTATTGCTAACAAAATTGTTGCAAATAATACATAATAAAAACACCTAGTCAAGTGTAAAACTGACTAACATCCCCCTTCCTGGATATGAAGTAAAACTATCCACAATTATAAATTTGGAGATTAAAATGATAATACTAGGTGCAGGACTGGCTGGTTGTTTAGCTGCTGTCCTAAATCAAAATTCAACTATCTTTGAGCCTTTTGGTAACAAAGAAACTCACAAAGCAATTCTAAGATTCCGCTCAGATGAAATTGGCAAAGCAGTAGGAATCCCATTCAAAAAAGTCAAAGTATATAAAGGCATTTCACTAGATGGACAAGATGTTCCATTAAGCCCACGATTAATAACAATGTATTCACGCAAAGTATCTGATACATTATCTGCAAGATCAATCACAAAATTAGAAACTGTTGATAGATGGGTTGCTCCAGATAATTTTCACAAAATGCTAAAAGATATGCTTGATGATAGAATTTATTATAATATAGATATTGAATCACATTCTGAATTTACAGATATTCTAACGCCAAAAATAAGCACACTTCCTTTAAAAGTATTAAGCAATATGCTTGGTACATATATCAATACTGAAACAAGAAGTTCAGGAATATTTGTAACAAAATATAAATTAGTTAATTGTGATATAAATATGACAGTATATTTTCCATCACCTGAAACAATGGTTTATAGAGCATCTATAAGTGAATCTGAATTAATTATTGAATCAATATATCCTATAACAACAAAAGATGTTAGCACTGTTAGATGGGCTATGGGTATGATGTTAATGCGTCCTGAATGTATATGCTTTAATGATGAACAGTTAAATGGTAAAATATCACCAATGAATGAAGAAATAAGAAAAGAGTTTATATTCAAAACAACTGTTCAAAATAATATTTATTCATTAGGTAGATTTGCTACATGGAGAAATTTAATAATGGATGATGTATATAAAGACATACAAGTAATTAAAAAACTAATGAATCAATCAAATTATGATAGGGTAATAAAATGAAAGTAAAATTAATTGGATACCAAGAGCATGCTTTGGAATTATTACTATATACCAAAGATACAAGATTGCAAGGTAGTAATTCACTAGATGATATAATAGAATGGCCATATGATAAAAAAATGGAACATTATGCTTATATGAAAGATACAATAAAATCATCTTTTGAATTTGCTAAATATACATTTGAATTGAAAGAAGTTAGCAGAGGATTCATTCAGCAGTTAACTAGAACAAGAACTCAAAATTATGCTCAAGAATCTATGAGAGCAGTAGATGTTAGAGATGCTAATTTTTACAATGAAGGAATGTGTGAAGAGTATGATTTAGCAGTTGAAAATTCTGTTAAAAAATATTCAGAAATGATAGATGGAGGAATACAAATTCAAGATGCAAGAGGTGTTCTACCAATTGATACTCTTACAAGTATAATAGTTGGAACTGATTTAAGGACTATGCATGAAACTGCTAAGGTAAGATTATGTTACCGTTCACAAGGTGAGTATCAAGAAGTATTCAAAAGAATGAGAGATGAAGTTGCCAAAGTTCATCCATGGGCAATTGATATGATTAATGTAGCTTGTGTTGATAGTGGTATATGCTGTTTTCCTAGATATACAGAATGTCCAATTCAAGATTTTACAGTAAAAGTGCCATCTACTAAAAAATTAGCAATACAAATTGCTTGGAGTTTAAATACACACCAAGCCAATCCAGTAGCAACTAATGGAGTAACAATGAAATGAGTGCATTACAACAACAAGTAGATGGTAATCATTATAAAGGATTGAAGATACAACCAATTGAATTCTGCTATCACAATGATATACCTGCTATAGAAGCATCTGTTATAAAATATGTTGTTAGACATAGAAATAAAAATGGTAAACTTGATATCAAAAAAGCTATACATTTATTAAACATATTATTGGAGCTTGAGTATGATGAAAAAGATAGTAGCATTTGATACAGAAACTACTGGCTTATTAAAACCAGGTGCTTGTGGTGTAAATGAGCAACCATATATTATTGAAATATTTTTATTAAAATTCACTGAAGATTTTGAAGTAGTTGATACACTTGAAATGTATTTAAAACCACCTATTGAACTTCCAGAAATAATAACAAAGATTACTGGAATCAGAGATAAAGATTTAATTGGTGCTAAAACATTTCCAGAAGCATATGAAGAGATAGCAGATTTTATGAATGGAGTTGATATATTTACAGCCCATAATTTATCATTTGATAAAAACATGTTAGGTAATGAATTGATGCGAATTGATAAAGTATTAAATTTTCCATGGCCAAAAAAAGATATATGTACTGTTAAGAAAAGCAAACATTATGAAGGATATAGATTAAACCTTGGTAAGTTATATAAATACTTATTCAATAAAGAATTGTTAAATGCACATAGAGCGAAAAATGATGTTATTGCTCAATCAGAGTGTTTTATTGAAATGGTTAAACGTGGGGATATTATATTATGATACATTTAGCAGTAAGGTCTGAATTTAGTTTCAAAAAAGCCTTTGCTCCAATTAATGAAATTATTAAATTAGATGGAGATGCAATAGGTATTGCAGATGACAATAATACTTATGGCCATATACCTTTTGTAAAGGCTATGGAAAAAGTAGGAAAGAAAGCTATACTAGGAGTGCGATTAACGGTTGTAGAACACCTTAAGGAGCGTTTTGAATATAAAGGTAAGTCAGTTATATTACTTGCTAGGAATAATGATGGATTAAAGGAAATTTACAAACTAACAAGTTTAGCTTGGGAGCAATTTTATTATATACCTAGAATATCTGTAAATGATTTTAATAACATATCTGATAATATTATAAAAATTAATGGTAATGATACTTCTGATTTGGAATTCGATTATACTGCTATCAATTTTAATACACCTGACAAAATTAAATCAAGTGAATCTGTGTATGTTGATGACAATAGATTTTTAAAACAATCTGATAGAGATGTATATGAATTGATGGCAGGATCATCAAAAAGAGGAGATGGAAGATCATATTCATTTGAAACTGATTGTGACCCATTACATGTATTATCAGAAGAAGAAGTTACTGCGTATTTTGGATATGCTTCTATGCTTAACACCCATATGGTTGCAGAAGAATGCAATGCTAATTTGGAAAAAGCTGATATGGTAAAATATACAGGTAGAGACAATATTGTTTCTATGTGTATAAAAAGTAGTAAGATAGATTTACTAAATGATAAAAAATACAATGATAGATATAATTATGAAATAGATTTGATCAAATCAAAAGGCTATGAAGATTATTTCATGATAGTATCTGATATGATTAAGTATGCTAAAAGGCAAGGCATATTAGTTGGTCCAAGTCGTGGTTCTTCTGCTGGTAGTCTTGTATGCTATTTATTAGATATAACTGAAATTGATCCAATTGAACATGATTTAATTTTTGAAAGATTTATTGATATTAACCGTTTTGATTTGCCTGATATAGATATTGATTTTCCAGATACAAAAAGAGATATTGTTATTAAATATCTTATAAATAAATATGGTGAAAGCAATGTAGCATCATTGGCAAATATTAATAGGTTTAAAGCAAAATATGCCATAGGTGAATTTGCTATGGCTCTTAATATACCACCTTTTGAAACTACTGAATTAAAAGATTCAATAATTGAAAGAAGTGGTGGAGATGCTAGAGCAGCACAATGTATATCAGATACACTTGAAGGAACAGATGTTGGAAAAACCTTTATTGAAAAATATCCAGCAATGTCACTTGTATCAGAAATTGAAAATCATGCTAGTCACGCTGGAAAACATGCTGCTGGTATAATTGTAAGCAACAAACCATTAACTGATTACTCTGGAGTAAATGTAAGAGAAGGTGTAATCATGATGGATAAGAAAGATGCTGAGTATATTGATTTACTAAAAATAGATGTTCTTGGATTAAGAACATTATCAATACTTGAAGATGTGTGTAATATGATTCACATGCCAGTATCTGATGTATACAAAATACCATTAGATGATTTCAAAACATTTAGATTATTTAATAGCATGAGGTTAAATGGAATATTTCAGTTTGAGGGTCAGGCTTTAAGAATCATTACAAAACAAATGGGTGTTCATGTATTTGATGATATAGTAGCAATTACTGCTCTTGCTAGACCTGGTGCACTTAACTCTGGTGGTACTGGTAGATATATTAAATACAAAACTGGTAAAGAGCAACCAATATATAGATCAGAAGCACATAGGAAAATAACTGGTAGCACTATGGGTATTGTAGTGTACCAAGAACAAATGATGAGTATGGCAAAAGAGATTGGAGGAATGTCTTGGGAAGATGTATCTAATCTCAGAAAGGCAGCATCTAAATCTTTAGGTGATGAATTCTTTAGCAAGTTTAAAGAAAAGTTTATTGCTGGTGCATTAGAAAATAAAGTAAGCCAAAGTGATGCAGAATTGTTATGGCATGATATAGCAGCAACTGGTTCTTGGACATTCAATAAATCACATGCAGTATCTTATGGATTAGTCAGTTATTGGACTGCTTGGTTTAAAGCTAATTATCCGCTTGAGTTTGCTGTAGCAAATCTTAATAATGCTAGAAGTGTAGATTCAGCCATTAGACTATTAAGAGATTTTGTTGAGAATGAAGGATTTGAATATATAGCTGTTGATCCTGATGAATCAGATGTTAATTGGACTGTTTCAAATGGTAAACTATTAGGAGGATTAACAAACATAAAAGGATTGGGTATATCAAAAGCAAAGAAGATTATTGCAGATAGAAATATTGGTAAAGCACCAACTAAAGCAGTTATGAATAAACTCGTTGATCCTATTACTGATTTTGATATATTGTTTCCTTGTAAGGAAAAATGGGGAAATTTATACAATGATCCAGTATCATATGGATTAGATAAAAAGCCTGCATTTATAAAAGATATTGAAGGTAAAGGTGAATATATATTAATTGGTAAAATTATAACAAGAGATTTAAGAGATAGGAATGATTACCAAGCTGTAACTAAAAGAGGAAGCAAAGTAGATAAAGATCAATTTTATTTAAAACTTATAGTTGAAGATGATACTGATTCAATTCTATGTATGGTTGGGCATACAGATTATGAAACATTAGGTGGTAAGCAACTAGCAGAAGAATTAAAAGAAGGAACATGGGTTATAATCAGAGGAAATATAAAATCAGATTGGCGCATGATAACTATTAAACATATTGTTAACTTAGATGTTTGGAACTAAAATGAATTCAACTATAACTATGTACATGAAAGACAATACTGGAAAAGTTAGAGTATGGAGTATTGAAGCAATTGGAAATGATATTGTAATACACCATGGCCAACTAGGAGGATCAATGCAAACAAAAGTAGAAATAATTAATGAAGGCAAAGGTGGTAGAACAACTCAAGATCAAGTACTATCAAGAATTGCATCAAGAGTATCAAAACAAAGAGATAAAGGATATTCATCTGATATAGAAAGCGCTTTTGTCAGGCCAACAAATTCACTTGGTTTGCCAAAACCTATGTTAGCTAAAAGATATGATCAAGTTACTAATGTAGATTTAAAATATTCATTTGTTCAACATAAATACAATGGACACAGATGTATAATAGGTAATGTTAATGGTAATATAATAGCATATTCAAGAAATGGTAAATTGATAAATTCAATCAAACATATTACTGATAATATTAAACTTGATGAAGGTGAATTTATAGATGGTGAATTATATAAACACGGCATATCACTACAAACAATATCAAGTCTAATTAAACGTGAACAACAAAATACTGCTAATCTTGATTTTATAGCATATGATATGATAAAAGATGTTCCATATTCAGAAAGATACTTAAGACTGCTTAGTTTGACAGATGCACCAAATAAACCAATCCCAAATATAATACTTGCTAGAACAAAACACATATCACAAATAGTATCTGTTAAAGATGAATTAATGAATAGTATCAATAAAGGATATGAAGGATTAATAATCAGGCAAGGAGATAATGGATATGAAGATGGTAAAAGAAGTCATTCATTAATAAAAGTAAAAAAATGTTTTGATGATGAATTTGAAATTGTATTTGTTCACAGTAGTATTGATAATTGGGCTATACTTGAATGTGTTACAAATGAAGGTAAAAGTTTTAGAGTTAGTGCTCCAGGAACCATAAAAGAAAAAGAATACATATTAAATAATTATGAAAATTATATTGGAAAATATGTTACCGTTGAATATTTTGAACTAACAAATAATGGCACTCCATTTCACCCAATTGCTATAGCTTTTAGAGATAAAATAGAGGAATAAATAGATTAAATATAGGCTAAAATATACGCTAGTTTAAACGATTATATTATTTTAATACTAGCGTATAGGTTAATAAATTTTAAACCTTAAAACAAATAAAATAAATATGGAAAACAAACCTTACATAACTGCTAGAAAACTTGGATTACATTTAAAATGTGATGAGTCATATGTTCGTAGATTTTTAAGATTACCAAATGCTCCTAAACCAAAAGTACTTGGTGTAAGAGCATTGAAAGGCAGATCACCACATTTGTATGATGAAGATGAATGCTTACCATTTTTAAAATTGGTAATGAAAAAATAGTTAATCAGAATTTTGCACTGGAGGATTAAGAGTTTGCATTAATGACAATCCTCCTAGTGCAAAAGGTGCAGTACCATGTTTAAGTACATGATTTAAAAATTTACGTCTATCCATAGATTCAGCATTTTTTAATTCTTTTTGTCTTATTAAAATCTCATTTTGATCCAGTGGATGTTGTGCAGGATATACAGTACCCCCTTCTGGTATTTTGTATATCATATCTGGAACTCCTCTTTCACAATCTGTAGTAAATTTTAAATGTTTTTTAAGATTTAATTCAGATAGTGGTTTCTCTGATCGTTCATATAGTGAATTAGCAAATGTTTGAGGAAGTTGTGGGTCAATCATTTGTGTTGATGCAAATAGTCATCAAACGCACTCATTTAATACTCCAATTAGTCTGTATATTGATTAGCAGATAAATATCCAACCAAACCAGGTATTTTATTCAATATGCTATTATTAAGTGATTTAAATGCTGAATCACGTTTTCCAACCTTAAACAAATCTGCAGTCTTTTGTGGATCTAACATAATATTACCAAGCAGTTCTTGTATCTTTCTATTTTGTCCTGATAGTTTAGAAATCATAGAAGCAGAACCAACTTGGTATGCACCTGGAATATTAGAACCTGCTTGTGCTATTGCTCCAGCACCTCTAGCAGCCATATTGCCTGAACTATCATGTTGAAATCCAGAACCTGAAGTCAATTCTGAAGCAGCTCTACTCCTTTGACTTTCAGACACATTAGACATTAAATCTTTTTGCCTATTTGTAAATGTATTACCATAAGTTGAACCTTTGAAATCAGTACCTGCTTGAACTAATTTATCTGGGTCTGCTATTATATCTCCCAATTTTAATGGATCAGTTCTATACAATGCTGCTGTATCTGCAGTACCATGCGGATATACTTTATCTATAATTTCTTGTGCAGCATTTCTTCTATTTACTGGTTTAGATAACTGCCTATATGTTGATTGTGCCTGTGCATAATCAGGCATATTTTTTGTTCGCCAATCTTGGAATGCACTTCTTATATCTTTAAATGCATCTTGGTTTAAATTAGCTCTTGGGTCTTTGGCATCTTTTATTAAACTATCTATGCCAAGTTTTACATGATGTAAAGCATCACCACTAATTTGAGGATTCCCCCTTCCACTTAATACCTGATTAAGCATAGCTCTTGTTGGAGGTGTAATATCATTATTTGCACCTGTTGTAATTGCTCTGTTTAATGCTTTCCGCATCTCAGGTCTTTTAAGTAACTGAACTAATTCCTGATCAACTGGAACCATAGTTTGTTTAGCAGCATCATATAATGGTTTTGTTTCAGCAGTTCTAAATCCAATTTTCTCAGCAAGTTTTTTAGGATCTGCAATAGCATTCATTAATTTACTTTCTGCGCCAATATTTTCCAACTCCCTAGATATATATTGACCAGGATTTATACTAGAAGCATAATCTTGCAAAGTATTTAAACCAGTGTGCTGCCCTACTTCAGCAGAAGTTGGTTTATAGTTAGGCACTAATTTTTTATAACCTTCAAGGTTTGATATTACAGTACTAATATCACCTTCAGGTACTGCCTGTCTAACATACTCTGCTAGTTTAGACATTCTACCAGAATCACTAAATAGATCATGAATTGCCCTATACCCAGCAACTCCACCTTGAACTATTGGTTTTAATATTTGGCCACCTGTGCTAAATAAACCAGCACCTGTAGCATCTATAGCACCTGATTTTAATCTATCTTTTACACTACCTGGATTAAGCAAATAACCTAAACTACCACTTAATGCAATATCTTGCCCAATTTGAGACAATGGCTTTGCTAAAACACCAGCAGCATTAATTTCAGGTACTGCCAAATTAGCTGCTGTTCCTGTTATAACATCTGCGCCAATTTTTCCTATATTAGCACCTTGATTTTCATCAATCCATCTTTTTTGTGATTCTACTTTATCTAACCATTTCTGTGGAGCTAGATTAAATGTATCTGCTAGTCCAGCAGCTTGACTCTCAAATCCTCCAGATAAACCACGAGCCATATTTTCAAGATAGTTACCCATACCAGTTTCTTTAGGTTGAGCAACACTATCAGATTGTATAGGTTGTGCAACTGATTGAGATTTGCTAGCTTTTAATGCTTTGAATTCAGACTCTGTCAAATCTGGTTTTTGAGTATTTGATTCAATAGTTAATTTTGGTTTATAACCAGTATTAACGTCCATCCACATACTACCATCATACTGTAAAGTCTTATCACCCATCTGGTGAATATCCCCTAATTTTGGACTACTAGGCAAACTATCATTACTAACTTTGCCATTGTATGTTAATCCAGCTTTTCGAGCATTAAATTCTTCTTCTGTTAAATCAGCCATGATTATTTACCTCTATTTTTATATGATTCATAATCAGGATAATCATCAGGATTATTAGATATTGTTTTACCAGATTCAGTTGGTAAATCTGATTTTTTAGCCCAAGGTTGATTCCTAAAAGCAGGATCAGAATACATATCTTGAATATTACCTTGTTCACTATTAATAATTTCTTTCATCTGGTTTAACTTCTTAATAATAGCAGCTGGCCTATCTGCTGTTGATGGTATAAATGGAGCAAGGGATGGTTGTTCAGCAGCTGTTATAGTAGCCCCTGACAGATCATGTCTTTTTATTGCGCCAATCCCTGCAACTGCTGCACGTGGAGTAATACCTTCTAGGTCTAAATATTGTGTTCCTTTTTCAGGTAATATATTCATTAAGCCAAATGAATCAGGATTATCATTTACTTGTTTGATAGCTTTATCAATATTATCAATCATTGATTTATTATCATTAAAGGCAGCTCTGTGCGCAGGTAGTATATCTTTTCTTAAAGATTCTTGGTATTTTTTCTCTGCTAAGTCATTAGCCTCTTTAGCACGCACTGCAGCATCATCTGCACGTATTCCTGCCTGATCCTGCCTAACAGCATTTCTAACATTTAAATCATAATTTGCTTGTTCTAATGGACTTGTGTTATTCTGAAGATTAATTTGCTTAGCCATTTGCTGATCAAAATAAGTACCTCCATTTGCCATCTCCATATTAACAAGTTGGCCTTTATCATTCATGGTTGTTCCAACAGGAGTTTTTCCACGTTTTTCTTTATCAAGTAGATATTTATATGCTACTGGATCACTAATATTTTTCTGCACAGTTGTTGGAGTATAACTTGGCATTATACCACTTTGATATGATGCTACATTTTGAACTGCAAGTTTTTGTAAAGTTGGATTACCAGAATTCAAAAATGCTTGTTGCTGCTTTAACATAGCAACTCTATGTGGATTTGTTTCAAGTGAAATCATTTCATCCAGTGATCCTTTTGATGCTGCTGCTAATTGTTCAGAAGCACGTCTATCAGCACTATCTTTCATAGTATTTTGCATAAATGCAGAATCCATAAAATTATCCTGCTTTGGCACTGATGCTATTTGATTCTGTCCTCCTTGAGATAAAAATGAAAGCATTGTTCCAAGACCAGTATTTGAATTTTGATCCTGTTGTGGTCTTGGTTTGACAATATCACCGCTTAATAAATCTTGTATTGTAAGACCCATTAGCCACCTCCAGAAAGCATTTTAAGTAAAGTATCCCATGTTGCATTAGGATGAACTGCACCAGGCATTTGGGGCATACCAGCAGGCGTCATCATCTGTCTCTGTGGCTGTTGTTGGTTACCTTGTGCACCTTGGTTATTAACCACACCTTGCTGTGCTTGTTGCATCATTTGGTCATACATGGGGTTGTCAGGTTTAGCAGCTGCAAGTCCAGCAGATACATCTTGCTGCTGTGCATACTTTTGCCATTTACCTTTGCCACCATTTGGTGCAGATGTAGTGGCTGGAGGTGCTTGTGAACCAATATTAGACGACATCATTGGGTTAGTTGCAGTTGGTGAACCAGACAATGCTTGATTTAAACTACTTTGTGGTAATGTTGCACCAGGCACTGGCCCAGACATTGCAGAACCAGCATCACCCATTGCACTTGCGCCACCTTTTAGCAAACTCATTAGTCCACCACCTGCCCCAGCTGCCCCAGCACCACTACTAAATAACCCTGCTAACATTGGTATTAATCCTGCTAAAGCACCCATTACTTGCCACCTCCTGCACTAGCACCCATAGCACTACTATTGCCGGAACTACCACCAGAGCTAAGTACAGTTGGTGAACCAATAGAATTAGCATAATTGCTCATGTTTTGCCAAGGCATCATTGTAGGAGCCATAGAGCCCATACCAAGATTTTGCATTTGACCACCAGCATTTAATGCGCCTGTTTGTACACCTTGCTGAGCACCTAACATACCAGACATCATCTGTTGGCGCGCAAGTGTTCCCTGGTCAGCTTGTTGAGCAATGTTTAACTTGTTAGCTAAGTCTTTATCAAACGTGTTATAACCAGTATCTGCTAAGTTCTTTTGCAACTGACTATTGATGTCGTACATGCCTTGTGATGTTGCAACACCATGTCTTGAACCACCTGACATACCAGAAGCCGCAGCCCTTGAGTCAAGGTTAGCTAGCATGTTATCTGTTGCGCGGTTAGCATCACCTAAGTAGGAGGCTTTCATAGCGTCCGCATAGTTGTTGCCTTGTCCACCCATCATCTGGCCATAAATCTGACTAGTTGCAGTTGGG